TTCTATCGATAGCATCGTCCTCGTACACAATTGTGTCACTCATACGTTCCTGTGACCAGTCATGAAACATGGTTGCTTTTTTACGTCCAGATATCGCCACCGGCCTAATCAATGCAGTAGCAAACACACAGTCCTTTCTACTTTTTGGTTGTATCGCTCTGAATAATCTTCTCATGGCTGGTGATTCTGCTTGGGTCACTCCCAACACGTCTCCTCTGCACAACAGGTCCGAGGTAGCAGAGTCCTCTTCTGGATATTCTGTTAGTCGTATGGTTGGATCTATTTCCATCAGTTGCGATAAACCACGATTGGCTAAAACATCCACCTTTAGATGTTCTAAGTCCTCTACTTCGTTTTTGTCTAACAATATTTGATTCTCCGCCGTAAACAGACTTTTTGGTAGTTGCCTTTGAAACATTAATATTCCTCCACAGTGTTTTGATATGCATCTTTTTTTGCCTTTCAATTTATTTTCTATACGTTTTGCTTCTGTAGGATCAACTCCTACTGATTCGTATGTAAACCTGCGAGGGAGATTACCCTTGGCACCTAATCGTTTAGCCGCTTCACGTCTTGCTGATTTATCTTGATAGAGCACGTAATTGGATATTCTAGCACTACGTCCGGGCCATCGATCAAATATTCTATTCATCACTTCTTCCTGACGATAATGGGGGAAGTCAATATCGACATCAGGTAGGTCATCTCGATTTGGATTTAAGAATCGTGCCACGGGTATTCCCCACTGCACAGGATCTACATCTGTTATGCCAAGAAGATAGCAGACAAGTGACGAACCTGCTGAGCCACGAGTCATATGAGGTATGTCTCTGGTTATTGCAAGTATGTCACATATTTGAATGAAGTAGTCTACGAAACGTAGTCGAAGGATGATTTGAGTTTCCTCGGCGAGCCTTTGCGTGTATTCTTCTGTGCCTGGACATTGCCTAATAAATCTATCATACAGCCTTGTTATGTCGTTTAGTTCTTTGTCTTTTTTCATTGCCTATGTTTGCCTGTTATTGCCTTGAGCAACTTTATTTATCTACGTATATTATTATGCGTTGAGATTTTGGCGTAGTTTACTTTTTGGAATATTGATATCTCTACGATCGCAGGCGGCACTTATCACACAAGGATCACACAAAGGTGTTCTCGATTTACAAACACGCTTGGCATGAGTAATCAGCCACATGTGAGCTCCATACTTATATTTGGCAGGCGTAGTATCATTTACTGTAATTGATGCTTTGCCTTCATCCAAGCTGTCAGCCCAACCTAATCGCCACAACATTCTAAATACATGAGTGTCGACTGCAATGTGTGGTTGCCCCCAAACAAATCTCATCATGATATCTGAACTTTTACGCCCTACACCAGGAAGACTCATAAGTTCTTTTTGTGTTTGTGGAACCTTACCGTTAAATTTTTCTAACAACATTTTACTAGTTGCCAAAATATTTTTACTTTTTGCATTGTGTAGACCCGCTGGTCTAATGGCTTGAATTATTTCTTCTTTAGATAATTTGATCATTTCTTCAGGAGTGTCGGCCAGTGTAAACAGTTGTTTGCAAGCGATTGCAGTTCTTTGATCTTGTGATTGAGCAGAAAGCATAACTCCTATCAAACTAGTATATGCTCGACTATATATTTTAGCTTTTGGTTTTTTATTTGAATAGTTTGGATAGTGAGAACTTAACTTCTCATAGATATATTCAATGTCATTATTGTTCTTCATCTGAATGTAGTTCGTTTAACAGTTGTCTTAATTTGCCACCTTCAACAGTTGCTTTAACATTGCCAATTTCATCACCTTTGGTTGGATCTGGCACTCTTGGTTGTGCGTCCGTCTTGTCTACACTTACTTTTGATTTTTGTTTGAGTGAATCATATATTGTGCTTCTTTGTTTATCAAATTGTTTATATTCAGGATCATCTGCCAAATCTCTTATTCTTAAACTATCAACGTCAAACTCTAAATCAACTTTTTGTCCAACTCCACTAGATGATCTAGTTTTCATAAATTGTATTTGATATCTGCCACGCTCTTTCATAGCACGAGATGTAAAGATACCAATTACATTATCAGCTGTTTGTATCTTTGATAGTCCTCCTGCTATATGCGAGTGATCAAACTCTATTTCTTCAACACTGGCTCTATTAAGTTGTGAAGCAGTTGCCAACAACATTTGCGATTCTACAGCAAAGTTTCTAAGTTCTTCAGACACATATTTGTCTTTTATAAACAAGTCTGCAGGACTAATACGTTTGCTTTTTGGCATCATAAGATCCAAGTAATCAATCAAGATACAGTCAATTTTTTTCTTTGTCTTTAGTTCTAGTTCTTTTAGATATGTTCTTATATCAAGTATAGTGCTACCACTTGGCAAATATTTTATGTGCAACTGACCAGATTTTTTAGCTAACATTTTAACTTTCATTTCAACATTATCTATATCTGGAAAAACCTTACGTGTTGGAATGTTTGTCATCATTGCATCAAGTCTCATAGCCGTTAGTTCTTCACTTAATTCAAAACTTATATACACAGTGTTCAAACCAGCAGTTGACCAATTCACCGCAAGATTCTGTAAGAACAAACTTTTACCTGCGCCTGATCCACCTGCAAAAATGTTTAGTTCTCCTCGGTTAAAACCACCGAACAGTTTCTTATCGAGATTTGGCCAACCTGTGCTGACTTGTCCATTGGAGTTTTTAAGTTTCTCCAATCTACCTTTTGGATCTTCAAAGTAGTCTGTACCAAGATCTTTTGTTAGTCCAACGCTTACTGCATCTTTGACCATGTCTTCAACTGGAGCATAGTCTCCTTTTTCTAGTAAGTCTGCTGACTGTAATATTGCACGTTCTAGTGCCTTGTGTCTTGAAAACGTTTCAAATTCATCTAGTAGCCAATTGAAATGACTAGGATCTAAATCTTTTGCCGACTTCAATTTGATATCATGTTTAGCATTCACCTGATCAACGTCTGGCATGACTTTGTATTCTTCCATGTAGTCTTTAATAAATTTTGCAATAGGTTGTAACTTTCTATCAAAACTATTTGGATTAAAAATATTTTGTGCTCTCGCAAATGATTCTGCATCTGCAAGTAGCATTTCTAAATATAATTTTTGTACATCAAAACTGTAATCAGCCATACATTTTTCTCTTCAAATTAATTTTCAACTTACTTGTTTCAGTGCTTTTTAATATTGATTGCATTGTAAACAGTCTTCCATATTTTAGCACGGCATCGGCCACATCTTCAACCGAATCATGCCATTCTGGAAATGCTACACTCCAACCAAATTCAATTGCCTGATTAATAAGTTTTTCTCCTGGTCTGTCTCTATCTGGTACAACAATAATCTGTCTGTTCAGCCCTTCAATCAACTCTCGTTGTATATCATTTATCTCTGAGCCTAATATACTAACGCCAGAAATGGTAATAGCATCAAAAGGTCCTTCTGTAACAATTACAAATTTTCTTGTCCAATCTTGTGCGTCCATGTTGAATACATATCCAGGTTGTACGTCAGTAAAATATTTTACTTTATCTGATCTTTCAAACATTCTGCCTGTGCAACCAACAACGTTCCCACGCCAGTAAAAAGGAATCAGCACACGTTTATTTGTATCCCAATACGTATCATCACTGTACATAAAGTCATACCAATCAGCACCAATGCCTCTACTTGTGAGATAGGTTAGCAAACTATCAATACTATTTTTCTGTTCAGTTGTTAATGCGTTATAGTTTTCTAACCAACTTTCTAATTTTTTACTTCCTTTTGGTAGTGCCTTGTGATTAAAATTTATAAATTTTTTCTTTTCAAATTTAGTGTCACCTTCTTCATGACGCATTGCTTCTATGGCTAATTTTTTTATTGTATCATCAGGAATACCTATGTAGCTCATAAACGTTCGCATTTTTTGATTTAGTTTCCTTCCAATCACATAGTTTGCTTTGTATCCACAGTTGAAACAATGATATGATATTGTGCCATCAGCACTGGTCATTATTCCACCACGCTTTTTTTTATCTTGAGTTTCACCATTGTGAATACAACACGGAGCATTAAATGATATCCATCCGGAAGGAGTTTTCTTACGAGCAGTAGGCAACGATGTCAGGATAGTCGACTGGATCAGGTTCATACATTATAGTTTACGCTCTATAAAGTACTTTGTCAATCTTTCCTGTGGTTGAGTCTGGGTTATTGCCCCAAATAAATCTTACGTTCTGGTAAACTCCAGTGAAGGTAAAATAGCTTAAAGTTGAACTAGCTGAAAATGAAATAGTGCCGCCAGACTGTCCATCAACAGTAATATCAAAGAAATCATCATCATCTGGAGTACTAGCCATGGTGCCTTGTACTCTGAAACTACCTGTAAAAGATGTTTTGTACACAGCAATTGTGTGCAGAGCTTTATTGTTGTTCATTCCAGGTTTTGCGTCAATTGCTCCAGACTTTCTTTCAAGTGGCCCACCAGTGGAAAAAGTTGAAACACTTGTGCTAGGAACAAACTCAGGATACGCTCCGTCTAGTAGTTCGATTGTTCCTGCCGCTGCGTAGCCTGTATCTGAATATGTTACTTCACGGCTATTATCTGATTTAACTTCACGCACTGCAAAACTATAAAATTTAGCATCTAAGCCTAATAGATCAGCCTCGGTAATTGTGCAACTTGCATCACCTTTGGTACTTGTAGTTGATCCGTCATCTAAAATCGTGAGTGTTTTGGTGATTACGGATTTTTTGGACTCCGTGTCTATCATATTAAACTCATACGTTTTGGATGTTATATCCTGAGCCTTTTGATCCTCGTTCTTAAAAGTAAAATTAAGCGGATTATCGACTCCTCTATGTAGTGTTATACGTCTATTGTACACGTTTGAGTTCCTTCCGTGATAACCACTTACATAAGCAATTACCAGCTGTGATAGTAAATACCTTGATACTGTTTGCATAATACATATTTAACAGTATTTATAGATAGAGCATGAACGAAATTTTTAAAACACTGAGGGATAAATTTCCATTTTTGAGCCTGATTCGTAAGGGCGATTTGGAATTTGTTGGTATTGTGCAAAATCAAGATCAAAACGTGATTAGTTTTTACGATTACGGACGGTTATATTCGCCTCAGGATAAAATGTATTTTTTAAAATGTGGCGAGACATGGTGGTACGAGTCAAATAGAAAATTACCAATTAACATATTTTTAAAAGGTGACTTTAGGTACTTTAGATCAACTCTTATTACTTTAAACTCTAAAGATATATCGATTGTTG